GATGGCGAGCGTGGAGGTGGTGCCGCTGGCCGATCTGGAGTTTGCGGTGCCGGAACAGTCGCCCCCCGAATAACCGGCGAAATCCCGGGGTTTACGGCCCGGAGTATTTCGATAGCCTTATCGGTGAACGGGTGAACACCATGATTGAACACCTGCACCGAATCGCCGCCCACGCCTACTACTGCGCCGAGCACGACGCCGGCCGGCGGGCGTGCGAACGGTTGCTGCGGCTGGACCTGTCGCCGGAGAAGGAAACCAAGGTCCGGGCGAACCGCACCTGGTACACCCAGCGGCTGGACGATCTCGCCGAGGTGAAGTTTTCGCGGCTCGAGCCAGGCGTCTACGCCGGCTGGTCGCGGTTCAACCCATCGGTCGTGATCCACGACGGCGTCCCGCTCTACAACGTCCGCTCCAGCAACTACCGGATCGACGAAAACGGCCGGTATGTGATTCCGCCGGAGGACGGCGAGGTCATCAAGACGCGGAACGTGCTCTACGACGGCGTCGTGGCCACGCCGGTCTACTGCACCTACCCACGGTCCGCCTTCCCCGTGGACGGCTTGGAGGACATTCGGCTCAACGTCATCGACGGCCGGATCGTCGCGTCGGCCACGGTCCGCAACTACGACGGCTACGACGGCACCTGCCGGATGGCGTATGGCGAGATCGTGGACGGCTGGATCCACGACCTCCGCTGCCACAACACGCCCCCGGGGCTGCACGAGAAAAACTGGATGCCGATCCTGGGGCGGAGGGAGTGGTTGTATTCCTGTCACTCCCGCGGCTACGTCTGCCTGGTCGAGGACTCCGGCGACGACTGGACCGTGTCCGCCCACGCGGCTTCGCCGCCGGTGGCCCGGGCCTTCCGCGGCGGAACCCAGGTGGTGCCGATCGGCGGCGGCGACTGGCTGGCGGCAATCCACGAGGTGGCCGAGGTTGCCGGCAAGCGAGTCTACGAACACCGGTTCGTGATGTTCGACGAGGCGGAGTGGTCGATCCGTGCCGTGTCGCCGCCGTTCGCGTTTCGCGAAACGCAGGCGATCGAGTTTGCGGCCGGGCTGGCCGTGGACGACGGCCGCGTGCTAGTGACGTTCGGCGTCCGCGACGCGGAGGCGTGGATGGCTGATCTGGCACTGTGTGATGTTCTCGGCCTCATGGGTGCCCCATGACCAGCGTAGACGTACCGATCGCCGACGCCACGCGGAAGCTGCTCGAGGCCAACTGGCGCGACGACGACTGGTTCGGATGCGATACGCGAGTCATTTTCCACTACGCGATGAAGGCGGCGATCTGCCGCCGCTACGCACCGCGGCGGATCATCGAAATCGGAACCCGCTGCGGCTACTCGCTCATCACGTTTCAGTCGGTGGCACCGCAGGCCAGGTTCCTGTGCATCGACGGTGCCATGGATCACGACAGCTACGACTGCCTTGCCCACGCGAAACGGATGATCGAAAAGCACGCGATCGACGCCGACTTGGTGATCGTTGATTCCCACGCGATCAAGTCGCTGCCGCCGGCAGACTTCGCCCATGTGGACGGCGACCATTCGTATGCCGGGGCGTTGGCCGATCTACGGCTGGTGGCCGGCTGCCGGGCGATCCTTGCTGACGACTGCGACAACCGCGAGGTGCGTCGGGCCGTGGACCAGTTCGCCCTGGAGCAAAACCGGACGGTGGAGTTCATCAACGACGGCCTGCGGATCGCGGGGGTGATTGCGTGAAGATCGCCATCTACGCCCTCGCCAAAAACGAATCGGCCAACGTGGCCCGGTGGGAGGAGTCGTGCCGAGACGCCGACGTGCGGGTGGTCACCGACACCGGCAGCACCGACGACACCGTGGCACTGCTCGAGGCGGCCGGCGTGCTGGTGGCCCGCGGCGCCCCGATCCCGTGGAGGTGGGACGACGCCCACAACCTCTCGCTGATGCACGTCCCTGCCGACGTGGACGTGGCGATCCGGCTGGACCTCGACGAGGCATTCGATCCTGGCTGGCGGGAAGCCCTGGAGCGGGCGTGGGTGGACGGCACCACCCGGCTGCACTACCCGTACCACTGGTCCGCCGACGTGCGGTTCTACGGCGATCGCGTCCACGCCCGGCACGGCCACCGCTGGCAGGGTGCGACCCACGAGGGGCTGGTGTGCTGGGATGGCGAGGAGAAGGTGGTCCGGATCGACGACCTGGTGATCCGCCACCACCGTGAGCCTGGCAAGGTCCACAAGTCCGACCTGACGCTACTCCGCCAGGCGTGCCGCGAGAATCCGGCCGACGCCCGGATGCACTGGTATCTGGCCCGTGAGCTGGACACCGACGGCAACGAGGAAGCGGCGGCGGCCTACGAACGCTACCTGCAGATGGCGGGCGGCAGCCCGCACGAGCGAGCCCACGCCTGCCGCCGGCTTTCGCGGCTGCGACCGGAACGGGCCGATCTCCACGCCCTCGCCGCGGTCTGGAATAGCCCGCACGAGCCGGAGGTGTATGCGTCGCTGGCCGGCAAGGCGTGGGGCATGAAGGATGCGGTGGGAGCCCTCTACTGGGCTCGTCGTGCGTTGGCGTGCAGCGACCAGAACCGCACGCATTCCAGCGAGCCGTGGGCCTACGGCGCGATCCCGGCCGACATCGCGTATTCGGCGGCCTACGAGCTGGGGCTGCACGACGAGGCGATCACGCACGCCCGCGAGGCGGCCAAGCGAGATCCCGCAGACCACCGGCACGCCGACAACGTCGCAGCACTTGTCAGAATGAAATCAGAGGACGGGCCGAAACCATGAACGCTATCGAAATACTCATCGCCGACTCGCTGGCCGAAAGCCTTTCATCCGCCACATTTGACGGTGAAATCGGTGATGTAAATGCCGTCCGTACCTACGTCGCCGACTACACGACAGAGGATCTCGCGGACATCAAGGTTTCGGTGGTGCCGGGCAGCGTGGAGGTCACCAACCACACGCATGGTGCGGATCTTTTTGAGGTCGAAATCCACGTTGTGATCGGCAAAAAACTCGTGACCGACGCGGAACTGGACGACCTGGTGGATCTTCGGACCAATATCGTGGACGCGATCCGGTCCAAAAAACTGCCCGCGAGTAGCCCCCCCATGCCGTCCGGCGTGGCGTGGATGGGGATCACCAACGCGGTCACCTACGACCGCGACCAGGTGACGGGCTCGCGTGTGTTCCTCGGCGACATCGTCGTGACCTACCGATACGCCAACGCGAAACTCCCATGATCCCACGCATCCCCGGGCTGGTGCCCAATATCCCGTCTGTCGGGATGAAGGCGTCGGTCGATTTCTTCTTCGACCGGGCGGCCGTCCAAGCGGCTATGTCGGCGATGGATCTGAAGGCGTTGTCGAAGGCGTCGATGCTGGTGAAGGATCGGGCAAAGCGGATCATCAAGAAGCGCGGTCTCGCGAGGCTGCCGCTCAAGGTGCAGGAAAAGTTCCCGGGTGCCGGCATCACGTCGCTGATGCAGATGGGAGTCCTCGGTAGCACGCCTCGAGCAAACCGGAAACTCGGCAACAGGATCATTCGCGAGGTTCAGAGGCCGCCGGCCTCGGCGCCAGGCACGCCCCCGCACACGCACACGCCGTACGCCGGCCACTTCGCCAGCTACCTCGGCTTCCGCCGCAATCTCTGGAACTACTACGACTCGCAAACCCATTCGGCGGTCGTCGGGCCGTCGAAGAAGGGACGCATGATCCCGTACCTCCACGAGTTTGGCGGCGTGCTGCGGCTGCGGACGTGGGTCTATATTCCGCAGGTCAAGACAAAGCGCGGCGGGATGCGGCAGCCGATCACCATGAAACTGCCGACGGGCCAGCGTCCCCACAATCAAACTCACTGGCGGCCCATGTCGCTGCAGACGGTGGCCGCCTATCCAGCCCGCCCGTTTATGAAGCCTGCCATGGAGTTTTGCGTGGCAAACGGCTCGATCGCCAAGGCATTCGCGGGCCAGTTCAAGTCGTCGGCCGGTGCCCGCGGTACCGGATTCACGGTCCGCCGCGGATAGCCAACTGGTATACTGACGTTCAGGTGGCAACCGCCGCCGCCACATCGCACAGGAGCACACCATGCCCGTCGCCCACACCTACAAACTCGGCAAAGATCAGTATTTTCAGTTCGGCAGCATGATCGCGAACAACGACGTGAAGAACGTCTCACTCACGCTGGAAACTTCTGCCGAGGCCGAGGTCACTACCCGTGGCAGCGAGGGCATCCAAGAGTTTGTCCCGGTCCGCTGGAACAGCTCGTTTGAGGTTGTGTGCCTTGCCCACACCTGCCCGATTCACGGGACCGGCGTCGTGTCGATCGGCGTCAGTGGCCAAGCCGGACTTGCTACCGGCCTGTACTACGTCAACAACGTCAGCCAGCCGCAGGAAATCGACGGCGCCATCGAATACACGATCAGCCTCAAGCGGCACGCCGGCGCTCAGATCGCGTAGTTGACCGGAGGAGCGTGACGTGCTGAAGGATCGCGTATTCGCTCTCGGGAAGAACTGCATACTGGAAATAGACGGGCAGGAAATCGACGGCGTCAGCGACGTGAGCGTCCGCGAGACGATCGTTGAAGTTGATGCCACTGGTTTCAATCAGTCCACGACCTCAAGCGTCGTGGTGATGCGAAGCCACGAGATACAGATCCTGGTGCCGGACATGACTCTGGCGCGAGCGCTGTATCAGAAGCGATGGTCGAAGGTTGGAGACTATATGCTCCCTGGAGTGGTGGAAGCGAAGCTGACCGGCGGGCTGATGGAGATTGAAGGCAGGTTCACCATCCACGACATCGACGCTGACGAGTCGCTGGACGGTGCCGTGATTCCGCGGTTCGCGTTGCGGTCGTGGGGGCACGGGGCGAGCGGCGGCACCAGCGGCTACCAGGTGTTTTGATATGCACGAGTTTTCCGACCGCACCGGACGAACGTGGACGCTGGAGGCGACCTACGGCTCCTACGCCCGCGTGCGATCCCATACGGGCGTGTCGCTGTTTGACATCGCGACCGAGGAGCGGAAGAGCCTCCAGCAACTGGCCGACCCGTTTACGCTGGGCCAGGTGATTTGGTCGCTGGTCGAGCCGCAGGCCGAGAGCCGTGGCCTGACGCCGGAACAGTTTTTCGCGGAGTTTGACGGCACGACGCTCGAGGGTGCCTACGCGGCACTCATGGATGAGATGGTTTTTTTTTGCCAGCCCCGCCAGAGGAAGATCCTGACGGCGGCCGTGCAGAAGGTTCGCGAGGCGGACAAGGCGGCGGACAAGCTGGTGGACGAGATGATGCCGCAGATCGAGGCGGAGATCGACGCGGCCCTCGCACAGTGGACCTCTGGGCGCTCGGATACGAACTCGCCGGAATCATCGGAGTCCACCCAGGCCCCTGGTCCCTCCGCGAGCTGCTCGCAGCCGTCCGAGGCCGGCAGCGTGAAACCTGGAACCACACGTCAGCCCTCCTAGCGCAGATGGCGGAGATCCATCGCGACCCGAAAAAACGAGCGCGGCCATATGACGCCGCGGAAATCCACCCAATGCGAGACCGCCGGCCGATTGTGCGGACGCTGACAACCGACGAGCTGAAAGAAATCATATGAGCGCTGGAGCAGTTCGGGCCGGCAAGGCGTTCATCGAAATAACCGCGAACGACGACAAGTTCACGCGGACGCTCAAGAAGACGCAGCACTCGATCGTCAGGCTGTCGAGCACGCTCAAGCGGGCTGGCACGGGAATGGCGATCGCCGGCGGGGGCATGGGGCTGCCGATGCTGGCGGCGGCCACGTCGGCGGCGACGTTCCAGGATGCACTGCTGGAGTTGAAAGGCGCCGTATCAGACATATCGCCACGGCAGCTGGAGGACGTGCGGGCCGAGGCGCTGCGGCTATCCAAGTCGATGGGTATTTCGCCAGCCAAGATCGCCCAAGCGTTCACGCTGCTTATCAAGGCTGGCATGAGCGTCGAGGATGCGATCGGAGGGGCCGGCAAGGCGGCCGTGGAGTTCGCCCAAGTCAGCGGTGTTGAGGCGGCTCAGGCTGCGGAGTTCATGAAGGTATCCATGAACGTGTTCGGCATCTCGGCCGAGGAGGCCGCCAACACGCTGTCCGCTGCCGCAGACTCCAGTGAAACGTCGATCGCGTCCATGATCGAGTCTTTCGCCCTCGTGGCGAGTGTTGCCAAGGGGACAAACCAATCGCTTTTCGGTCTGTCGCAAGGCTTGGCGGTTCTCGCCCGCTACGGCATCAAAGGCGAGGAGGCTGGCACCGGCATCAAAACGCTACTGGTGAAGCTGCTGGCCCCTACAAATGACGCCAAGGAGGCGCTCGCCCAACTCGGGCTGTCCATGGAATCGCTCGTGGACAACCAGGGGAAGCTGCTTCCGCTGGCACAAATCGCTGACGTGTTTTCAAAAGCCATGCAGGGCATGGACAAGTCGGCCCGCGACGCCATGCTGACGAACGAGGCGCTTGTCAAAGTGTTCGATGTTCGTGGCATCCGCGTCATTCATGCGTTTGCGGAACAAGGGAAGGAAGGGTTTGCGGCGATTGCTAACGCGATGGAGGGAAGCCGGTCAGTCTCCGACAAGTTTGGCATCGCCATGTCTCAACTTACTGGCGTATCCAACGCGCTTCTCGCTGTGGTGGAGCGGCTGGCGATCGCGTTCGCGGACGGCGAGTTCACTTATGCGGTTCGAGGTGCCGCCAAGGCAGTCATCGCAGTCATCGACGGCATTTCGTGGTTGCTGTCTGGCATTCCCGGTCTTACGCCGCTGCTGTCGCTGGTTGCTGGCGGGCTCTTTGCGGTCGGCGTTGCCGCCCTCGGGGTCGGGGTCGTCCTTCAGGGCGTGAACTTCGCGCTGGCTGGGTACATCACGGCGTCGGCGACGGCAGCGACGATGACGCGGTCGTTTTCTGTCGCCGTAGGCGGCCTGTCCGTGGCGCTCGGGGCTCTTCGCACCGCGATGTTTGCGATTCCTGGTATTGGATGGATTGCTGGTGCAGCCGCAGCGATCGGCGGCGCTGCGTGGTGGCTAGCGTCGTCGTCGGAGGCGGCATCTAGCGCGATGGAGGCGAAGAACAGAACCGGCATCCAGCGAGACAAGTTTCGCGATCCATTGGCAGCTCCAGGCCAAAGGCCGATCGCATCGAACGGCGGTCGCCTCGGGGCAGGCGAGTCGATCGGCACGTTCGCCGCTGGCATCGCGTCACAGCTCGGCGTCGGCCCGGCGCTCACGTCAGCCCAGGAGACCGCCGCCAATACCGGCCGGACAGCC